CGTCTACAGTAACAGGTAGATTGCGTATTAAAGTGCCTGGTTACCAAAGTAATAGCATGCAGACTTTTTACGTAGACGTTTACGAATATAATACCGATAGATCTGCAACTTACAGGGTTAGTGGTTACAATTATAGTGATACAGATGCAACTTGGTACAACACTTCTGTTGTTGCTTTATTTGACAGTGACAATAGAGACTTAACCGTAAGGTTTGGCGCTGACACAAGTGCTAGCGAACAATACGTTGCTATTGGTGAAACTAATACAACATGGAGTTATCCACAGGTTGTGATTAGAGATTTCACGGCAGGTTATGGTACTACTGTATCAGAAGGAACTGGAGCTTTTAATATTGAGTTTGTAACTACAGATAGTGCAACTTACAATGTTAACCACGATAACAACCAACCGTTTGCCAACTGGAGTAAAATAGAAAGTATACCTTCTAATGTTACAAACGCTTTGCCAACAACTGGTGGCACTATGAGCGGTGCGTTAGCTATGGGTAATAATAATATTACTGGCGGTGGTACAATTACTGGTACTACACTAACTGGTACTAGCTTAGATATAAACGGTAACGCTGACATATCTGGTAATTTAACTGGTGTTGATACTTTAACAGCAACAACGTTAAGCGTAACTAACTACGGTTTAGCTTCCGCTGATATACCTAACAACGCTGCAGATACTACAGGTAACGCCGCTACAGCTACAACAGCTGGTACAGTAACTACAGCCGCTCAAAGTAATATAACGAGCCTTGGTACTTTAACAACTCTTACGGTTGATAATATTAGAATTAATGGTACAACCATAGGACATACTAGTGATACAGATTTACTGACGTTAACTTCTGATAAACTAGATGTAGCGGGTGAGGTTGAAATACTTGGTGATCTTGATGTTGGTGGTAATATATCTGGTGATGGTGGTCTCATTACTAGTCTAAATGGTAGTCAAATAACAACAGGTACTATAGCTGCTAATAGAGTAGCAACGTTAAATCAAAATACAACTGGTAGTTCAGGTTCATGTACAGGTAATGCTGCAACAGCAACAAATGTTGCATACAGTGGTTTGACCGGTACAGTTCCAACATGGAACCAAAATACCACAGGTTCTTCAGCATCTTGTACTGGTAATTCTGCTACAGCAACTACAGCGACAAATACTTATAATGTTAAAACAACATCAGTTAGTGATTCTACTGAATATTTTGGCGTTTTTGTTGATGCTAACGGTACCGGGTTTCAAGACCTTCATGTTGGTTCTGGTTTAAAATATAACCCTAACACAAATGTTTTATCATCTGGTAAAGTTTTTACAGATACAGTTAGAATTGTTGAAAATGCAAAAAGTACTGGTCCTGATGGTACAGCTGGTGAAGGTGAAGCTTGTATGACTATTACTGGTGCAGGCGCTGGTAACGAATCTAATATTGCCTTGAAAATACAAGGTACAGCGCACGGAGACCCAGTTAAAGTAAAAATTAAAGGTGAAAATACTGATGGAACTGGAGTTGGTAAAGGCTTGCTATCTTATGATCCTGACTCTGACACGTTTAGCATAGGTCAAAGCTCTAGTCACAATCAAATGGCTATAAAAATAGACAACAGTGATATAACGTACTTTAAAAACATGGCTCAGTTTGTAGGTGGAATTGATATAACTGGAACGACAGATGCAACAGATGCTACAGGTGACACCGGTATGTTAAGATGTGAAGGTGGTGGTAGTATTGCCAAGAAACTATATGTAGGCTCTACAATAACTGGTTCTGCAGATGTAATAGCATATTCTGATGAAAAATTAAAAGAAAACGTTAAAACATTAGATGGTAAGAAAGTGTTAGAGATGCGAGGGGTTAGTTTCGATCGTGTAGACACAGGAAAAGCTAGTTCTGGTGTTATAGCACAAGAAATGGAAAAGGTTGCTCCAGAGCTAGTTATAGATGATGGTAATTACAAAGGAGTTGCTTATGGTAACTTAGTTGGTTATTTAATTGAAGCTATTAAAGATCAACAAAAACAAATTGATGAACTAAAAGAAATGTGTAGTGGCTGTTCCAAGTAGTGGCGCGATAAGTTTAACGGGTATACAAGCTGAAATTGATGAAAACAATTACAGTGTTGATCACGCGACTAATGCGAGTTTAACTACATTAGCTACAGGTACTATAAACTCAAACAGTACTAGCAAGCCAAACTCTTCAACTCCCCACGCTATGTCAGAGTGGTATGGTTATGATCACGATGCTGCAGCTGCTTTTGCAAATGCTCAAGCTGTTTCAAAAAGTTTATCAACAGGTTCGTCAAATGCAATTACGTTTACAGATACTGATGACACTTTCAATTTTACAGAAAGCGATGCTTTTTCTATGTCAATGTGGATTAAAGCTGGTTGGTCTAGTTCTTTGAATACTAATATACATTTTTTAATAGGTATTAAAGAAAATGCAACTAGACAAGCTGAAGAGTTGGTGAAAATTTTTTACGATGAAAGTCAAAATAGATTAAGTGTTAGAATTGGAAATAGAACAGCATCAAACACACTTGGCTGGTATTCACAAGCTCAATGGTTGTTTCACGCTAACTCAGGTCAATATGCAGATGCATACGCCGCTGCTGGCTTAGGTGCTACATACTGGAGCTCTAGTAACAGGGGTTATGTAAATAGTGATGACTACACTTTAATTACTATTACAAAATCTACATCATCAGCTGCTAGCGCATTTAAATTATACTGGAATGCTAATGCTGCTGGAGCAGGTGCAATACAAACTAATAATGGTGCTTCTAATATAGCTAGTAATGGTATGAGTTCTACTGTTAACAAATCTTGGTCTGTAGGTAGTAATGGCGCTTATGGTAGTACAGATCAAATCAAAACAGGTAATAACACAGCTACAGTTTACAACGACTTAACAATATGGAATAAAGAATTAAGCGCTAGTGAAGTTACAGAGTTATATAATAGTGGAACTGTAATGAATGCAGAATCACATAGCGCTCAATCAAATTTAGTAGGTTACTGGAAATGGGAAGGTAATGGTAACGCAACAAGATCAAATGATGACTTTACAATATCTGGTAGCTCTGCAATAGTAAATAAATAAAATGAATTATTATATAGTAACAAAAGAAACATTTGAATTAGTAGATAAATCGCAAGTTCATTTTATGAGGAAGAGCTTGGATAAAACTAAAAGATTAATAGCAACAACAGAAGATGTTGTAGAAAGAATTAGAAAGTTTAATAATATAAACACGTGTTCTAACTACACTTTTACAAACCACAGTGATTGGGTTGGGGATGGAACTGGTGTAGAAGTTGAAGAACTAGAAGAAGGAGGGTATATATCTGAATTAGACGATTAACATAACAACGCTTTAAAACACTGATAAAGTGTGTAATAATAATAAATAAGAAAACATAAAATAACATGGCAACAGGAAATTCACAAGAAGTAGCATACGGCTTCGGTCAACTAGGTAGCGTTTTAGTAAAAACAGGTACCCCAGTAGTTCCACCAAAAGGTATGGTTATAGTAGCAGTACAATTTATAGAAGCAAACCAACTTAGTACAATAATATCTGAAAGTGATAGAGCTGGTTTACCAAACTTTATAGATTCTACAACTGCTGAAAATATGAACTTTTCAGGTTTTCACAAATCTGATATAACAAACGGAACTTACGCTGCGGGAGCTACCATTACATTAGCAACTCCAAATACTAAAATACAAGTTGGTGATCCAGTGCTAATGGTGCAAAATGCAGCAAATGCAAACACAGGAACCGGTGTAACTATTGATTCAGACACTCCAGTACCTAATTACGAAAAATACAACAACTATGTAAAAGTTGTAAGTATAAATACTGATGGTGATGAAGTTACTCTTTCACACGCACTTACTAGTGTAACTAATCAAGCTTTAATATTCTTAGATGGTGCTAATGGAGCTGGTGGTAATGCCGCTACGAGTGTAACCTACCCAATGGGTATGATTATATATGGTAGATGGACAACACTTACTCCAGCTGCTAGTCCAGTAATCTGTTATTTCGGCTACTAATGAGTATTCAAGGTATGTCTCAAGGCTTATCGTTTAGTAATATGTCATATTACATAGGCGAGCGTATACCTGGTATTGTACCTTGTACTACGCCACCTTTATACGCGCAAAGTAATCTTGGGGCTTATAACACCTCATTTGATATGGGTGGTGCTGGATCTAATGGTTGTGCTATTGTAGTTATGGAAGTAGGTGATACAAAAGTATCTCACCCACAAACCAGCGCAATCCACACACCTATAGGTGACAATACAAGATGGGAATATAAAAATGCTTACGGATCAGAATATTCATGTTGTCAAATGGGTACGCCTTTACCAGCTATCACATCTAACCAATATAGACCACCCGCTGATCTTTACGTAATGAAAGGTATGGGTTACGCAAGAGGTTTTATTGGTGCGCCTTACCCAAACAATGCACACACGCCTATATCGACAGCGGTTGGTACTAAGTTAACTGGATCTACAACACCAACAGCGGGTACAGCTGCAAGCGGTATGGGTAATGGTGGTAAATATTTAGCTATGGACAACTCTAATAGTTCAAACTTTGGTGGTGTACCAACAGGCCAAACAGGACCTGCGTTAGCACATGGTATGTTTTGCGGTGATGATGTTTATACTGGCGCTAGTGTTTATAATTATGACAATACGTCTAATAATTATGTGGTATCATCTTCAAAAGATTTTGCAGGACCTTATACTGGTCATACTGAAACAGAAATAGCTGATCCTAATGTTGGTAAAGCATATCCTGGTTCTTCAGCTGTAACTTTAAATTCAGATCAGTACAGCACAAGACAAGCCATGATGGTTATTCCTATTGCTAATGGTGGTATAGTTAATGTTAGATCAGAACAGTTTATAAAAGGAACATGGGCATCTCTTAAAATATTTTGCCCTATAACTTTACCAAAATGGGGATTAGCAAATAACATGATGGGTGTATCAGAGATGTATGCAGATTCTGATTTAGACGATGCACTATTAATGAATGGAGGAACAAGTATTGCTGGAGCAACAAGCTCAAACTCAACTACTGTTACTTTACAAAACAATGCTTTTAATTCTAGCATAGGAGTAGGTCAGCTCGTAACTGGAACTGGTATTCCACAAGGAACTATCGTTTCAGCTATTAGTGGTACAAATTTAACCTTATCACAAGCTGCTAGTGTAAGTAGTGGTGATGTAATAACTTTTGTTAGACATCCGTTAAATCAAAAGTGGAGAAACTATGCTAATCAAAATAGCGTTAACTTACCGGTAGATCCTGCAAATGCAACTCAAACTCAAAGATATAACTTTTTTGGTTTGCTTGGTGGTATTATTAAATATAAACCTTACCCTACCGCTGCAGCTGCATTATCTCACAATTTTAGCAATCCAGGCAGCACACCTAACTATTCTGGTGCTAAAAATAAAACTGCTTACCACGTTCCTAGTCAAAACTCTATATATAGAGCACAAGGTTATTCAGCATGGCAATCTCCAAGCGGAGGATCTCCAGTTTCTAATCACGGATCACACATTTTAGGTAATCATGCAAATACGCCTTTAAAAGGAAATACATTAACTTCAAATGGTGCTACGGCTGATGCAGAGTATTTTCATGGTGTCCCAAATGCACATGATTGGGTTTTTTCAAGGTCTAACGGTGCTACTAGATCAAGGCTTCCAGCAAGAGGTGTATTAGATAGAACTCGCTACGCAGATAACGATTCAGCTACACTTGGTGGTTGGTATGCTATGAGAATAACAGGATATTTTGATGGATCAAACCCAACTGTACAATCAACTGCAGTATTCGCTGTTCAAGTCGGTTCACTAGATCATACTAGGGGCGATGCCGATATTGATGTAGATAGCGTTGCAAACAAAGTCCCTAGAGATGGTGTTATAAGAACAATAGTAGCAGCATAATAAATAAATAAATAAATTAACTTAAATTAAATAAAATGGCAAAAAACAAAAAAAAGGAAAAAATAGTAGACTTAAAGTCTAAAGCAACTCATTTGACAACTGACGAATTAACTCCTATTCAGAAGTTAATAGGAGAAATAAATAGATGTAAAATGGAGTTAGGTAGTATAGAAATGCGAAAGCATGATTTATTACACTTAATTACCAACTTGCAAGAAGGTTTAGGTAAACAACAAAAATCTTTAAATGATAAATACGGAGACGTTGACGTTGACATTAATACTGGAGAGATAAAAGAAAAAGAAGATGTCAAAACTAATTCGTAAAATATCAATAGGTAAAGATTACAAAAATGACGCCATGCACTATTCTGTTGGACAGGAAGTGTATGGTGGTCACACTATCTGTGATATTATAGAAGAAGAAACAAAGTTTAGTGTTTATATTAAAAAAGGTAGAAAAGTAATACCTTGGAAAGATTTTAATAAAAATATGGCTGTATCTGTTGAGTATAATTTAGAATACTAATGAACAGCATTTACGACTTTGTTGTAAAACCAAAAGGAAGTAGATATAATAACAGCAAGAAAGTAGAAGGCGGTAACTTAATAGTTAATACCGATAACGAAAAATTTCAATTTACAAATAGAGAAGCTGTTGTAATATCTACACCATTGGTAAACAGCACTAATATAACAGAAGGAGATACTATCATAGTTCATCATAATATTTTTAGAAGATGGCAAAACATGAAGTATGAAGAAAAAAACAGTAAAAGTTTTTTTAATGAAGATAAGTATTTTATTAATAAAGATTTAATATATGCTTATAACAAGGGAAATGGTTGGAAAGCGTTAGAAGGTTATTGTTTTATACAACCAATAAAGTCAATCGATAAATTTGACACTAATACAGAAAGACCTTTAATAGGTATTGTTAAATACTCAAATAATATTGAGGTTGGAAGTTTAGTAGGTTTTTTACCAAAGTTAGAATACGAATTCGTTATCGATGGAAAAAGATTATACAGAATTCACTATAAATATATTACAATTAAATATGAATATCAAGGAGACGAAGAAGAATATAATCCAAGCTGGGCATAGAGCAGTTGAAGAACTGATTAAAGTTGCTAAAGAAGCTATTGTAGATAGTGACGATGATATATCAGCTGATAGATTAAAAAATGCTGCAGCTACTAAAAAACTAGCTATATTTGACGCATTTGAAATACTTAACAGGATCCAAGAAGAAGAAAGCTTACTCGAGGGAAAGACACTCGAAGATAAGAAACAAAAGATATTTAAAGGATTTGCAGAAGGAAGATCTAAATAATGTACGAGCAGAACTTATACAAAGTAGTTGAGCCAATAAAAAAAACTACTATAAACAGACTTAATAAAGCTAAAAAGTGGCAGTATGGATATAATAAAGAACACGACATTGTTATTATATCAAAAACTGGTCAAATTGGTGAAATACTTGAAATACAAAATTTTAAAATAGCATTACCAAAAGTTCCTAAGGAAGTATATTCTAATAAAGAGAAAAAATGGAAACAGTTTGAATATCCAAAAGAACTAGCAAGACTTAAAAATATATTTGATTGGAGAGCATATCCTGAAGAAAACAAAGCACAGTGGTTTGATTATATAGACGAAGAGTTTAAAAGAAGAGAAGAGGGTTTTTGGTTTAACAACAATGATAAACCAACATATGTAACAGGTACGCATTACATGTATCTACAATGGAGCAAGATAGACGTAGGTGCTCCAGACTTCAGAGAGGCAAATAGATTGTTCTATATATTCTGGGAAGGTTGCAAGGCAGATAAAAGATGTTACGGTATGTGTTATTTGAAAAACAGACGGTCTGGTTTTTCATTTATGTCATCAGCAGAAACAGTTAACCAAGCTACAATATCAAGTGACGCAAGGTTTGGTATACTATCTAAAACAGGTGCTGATGCCAAGAAGATGTTTACTGATAAGGTTGTTCCAATTAGTATTAATTATCCATTTTTCTTTTCACCAATACAAGATGGTATGGATAGACCAAAATCAGAGTTAGCGTATAGAGTACCAGCTAGTAAGTTTACAAGAAAAAAAATAACTGCTAACGAGCAAGTAGAAGATATTGAAGGATTAGATACAACTATAGACTGGAAAAACACGGGTGATAATAGTTATGATGGTGAAAAATTAAAACTGTTAGTACACGATGAAAGTGGTAAGTGGGAAAGGCCTGATAATATATTGAACAACTGGCGAGTTACAAAAACGTGTTTAAGATTAGGTAGTAGAATTATAGGTAAATGCATGATGGGATCAACATCAAATGCACTAGACAAAGGAGGTGATAATTTTAAAAAACTATATAATGCATCAGATGTTACTAAAAGAAACAGAAATGGACAGACAGCGTCTGGTTTATATTCTCTTTTTATCCCAATGGAGTGGAACTACGAAGGATTTATTGACGA